GAGCAGCCACCTGTTCGGCGGTATCGCCGATGACAGCCTGCAGCTCCTGGGACTGTGCTGCGGCCTCGGCCTCGGCTTCCGTCTGCTCCTCGGTGGCGCCGGTCAGGTTGCGCACGGCTTCCTCGGCCAGAGCAATCTCGGCCTCTGCCTCGGCCACCGCCTCGGCATCCTCGTCAATGGCTTTCTCATGCGCCTTGATGGTCTGCTGGGCGGTGTATATCTCATCGCCTACGTCAGACAGGGAGCTTTGCAGGTCATAATACTCCTGGCTCAGAAAGGCCGTTGCATCGGACAAAATCCCGTATTCCTTGTACTGCCGGTCTGCCTCTTCGGTGGCCTCGGCCCACAGCTCGTTCATCCGCGCTATGGTGTCATCGTATTTTTGGTTCGCCGCCTCAAGGTCATACTGGGCGCGGGTCAGCCCGATGCTGTTCTTCTCCGCCTCGATCAGCACATCCGCATAGGCTTGGTACATGGATGTGAGCTGTTCCTGGTACGCTTGGGCTATAGCGTGTTGTTTCCATGCCTCGGTATTGGCCCGGAGGGCTTCGGTTGTTGTTTCTAACGTGTAGGTCGTTCGCCCATACTCATCTGTGGTCTGACTGATGCAGTCAGACAGGCTGGGCATGACCTGCAGGAGCAGAGCCAGGGTGTTTTGATATTCCCTGTTACCCTCAACGCTCCCGTTGGTCGCGGCCTCGATCTCCTCCAGCTTGCTGATGTAGGTATCTGCGACGCCAGCGGCGGCGATAGCTGCCGAGGAGGCTTCATCGTAGGTCTCAGCCGCCTCATCCATTACCTCGCCCATCTCACGGGCGGCCTCGGTCAGCTCCTTCACGGAGGGGACGCCGGCATCGGCGGCGGTGACCAGAGCGGTTACCACCCCCACAACACCCGCCACAGCCGCAGTCACACCCATAATGATGTTGACGCCAGGGGTGGCCGCTGTGAGAGCGCCCATCAGGGGAATCAGCACCTTGGTGACGGTGGCCACCCCAGTGAGGGCGATAACTCCGGCACCCACGGCGCCGGCTGCGGCCATAAGACCTTTTACCAGTGCGGGGTGATCCTGTATAAATTCATTGACACCACCGAGTATGTCGGTGGCGATCTCAGCCAGGCCCCGCAGCTCCGGGTTGAACTGCTCCCCGATGGTGACCTTTAGGGCCTCCCATGCGCTGTCCATCAGCGTAAGCTGGCCGTTGAGGTTGTCCATCTTGACACTGGCCATACGCTGGGCCGCCCCGGTGCAGTTGTTGATGCTGTCGGTCAGGGAGGCATAGTCGACATCGGTGGCGTTCAAGATAGCCAGCAGGCCATTGTAACCACGCTGGCCAGCGATGGCCTGGGCATTGGCCACCCGCTCGGCCTCGGTCATCTGCTCGAAGTAGCCGCGCAGCTCATCAATGGTGGCGCCGAAGTCCTTCATGGTGCCGTCTGCCTTGACGGCGCAGTATTCATACTCTCCGAAAGCCGCGCCGGTGAGGGTGACGCCCTCCAGGAGCCCATTGAAGGTATTCCGCAGAGCGGTGCCGGCGATGGAGCCCTTCACGCCGCTGTTGGCCATGAGGCCCATGGCCACGGCCACGTCCTCAATGCTGTACCCAAGGGCCCCGGCCACCGAGGCGGACATCTTGAAGGTCTCGCCCATGGTGGCCACGTTGGTGTTGGAGTTGGTGGCTGCCGCTGCCAGGACGTCAGAGAAGTGCGCCGTGTCCTTTGCCGTCAGGCCGAAGGCGCTGAGGCTGTCAGTGACGATGTCCGACACCATAGCCAGGTCTTCCCCGGAGGCCGCCGCCAGCTGAAGAACGCCATCCATGCCCTGGAGCATATCGCTTGCGTCCCAGCCTGCCATGGCCATGTAGCCCATGGCGTCTCCGGCCTCCTGGGCGGTGAACTTCGTGGTGGCGCCCAGCTCCTTAGCCTGTGCGGACAGTGCGGCCATCTCCTGGGTGTTGGCCTGCGAGAGGGCCTCCACATTAGACATGGACTCTTGGGAGTCCCCGGCCGCTCCCACACACTCCAGATAGGCGTCCGCGATCTCCTTCAGCGCTGTGGCGATGCCTGCGGCGGCAATGGCGTTCTGGATCGTCCCAAACGCCTGGGCGGACTTCTCGCCGAAGCTGGCCGCGCCTTCGGCGGCGTTGTCCTGGGCGGTTTCAAGCTCCTTGATCTTGGCGGTCAGTTCGGCATCCTTCTGAGCGAGGTTGCCCGTGTCCACCCCGGCATCCTTCAGCCGTGCGCCCGTAGTCTCCAGCTTTTGGTTCTGCCGCTCCAGGGCCGCCTCGGTATTCTTGATGCGTTCCTCCAGCTTGACCTTTTCCCGCTCCAGACCGGCGGTGGAGCCCTCAGTCTCCTTGATCTCCTTCTGGAGGAGGTCGTGCTGTTTCTGTAGGCTCTCCAGCTTGGAGCGAGTATTTTCGATGGCGCTCTGCTGTTTCTGATAGGACGCGATGTCGCCCTGCACCCGGTGGAGGCCCTGGATCTCCTTCCCCAGCCGAGTAAATTCCGCCTGAGCCTTAGAGAAGGTACTGCTGAACCCGCCGTTCATCCGGGCGTTCAGAGCGAAAAGCATCTCAAATTCCTTTTTACTGGCCATTGGATGCCTCCTTCTTCTCCTCGGCTACAATGACATTGTTGGTCTTGATCCATTGGCCCAGCCTCCACAGCGGAAGGGAAAGCCAGTACGGAACGGGGGTATTGTTATTCCGGGCCAGGATCATACACTGCTTTTGGAGCCATAACCCGCCGTCGCCGGTTACGACCCCGAGCGCAGTAAAAAACGCCGGGCACTGAAATAGATCTTGTGGTAGTCCCGCAGGGGGAGCGCCTTCAGGAAGTCAGCGTCCACGATGCGGATGCCGTTGTCGTCCCGGTCGGTGCAGGCCCGGACAGCCATGCCCGCCAAATAGGGGCCGGTAAAGGCCGGGATCGTCAGAGTCTGGCCGTGACGGAGCATATCGCCCTCGATAGCCTCGTGATCCTCACCTGTCAGCGCCCCCCAGTTGAAGGTCAGCTTCGTGACGGTGCGGCCCCGAAACTCAAAGGGCTTCTCGAAGGTGTGCGTGTAAGCCGTGACATCCGGCCCGGTCTGCGCCTCAGCCTCCAGCTGAACGGCGGCCTCCGCGTCAGCGGAGAAATCAGTTTTCTTCTCGGTGCTCATGGTGGATGCTCCTTTCCGAAATAGACAGGCCCCGGACAGCTATGCCGCCCGGAGCCTGTTCGTTGTTACTTGCCCAGCGCCTTGCGCACCTCGGCCATGTAGTCCACGCCGAGGATGACGCAGCGCATATTGCGCTTGTCGACCTCCCACAGCTGCTCGCCGTTCTTGTATGCGGCGAAGTAGTACACCACATACTCGCCGGAGGTGTCGGCGGACGCCATAGGCGCCACGGTGCCGGGGGTGGTGGTCTTGGGCCGCACGATCATCACGTACTTGTCCGCCCAGAGGCCCACATCGGCCTGCTCGACGTCCCAGAACTCCTCCGCCACCCGCATATCCAGCTGGTGCTTCTTGGGGGACATCAGCTTGACCGCGTCCCCATGGGGCGTGAGCCAGTTGATGGTGGTGGTCATGTTGCTGACCATGCCGTACAGCGGAACCTCCATCTCGCCCATCATCCCGGCGCCGGAGATGTTGACGCAGGGGAAAGCGATAGCCGGGAGCTGCACCTTGGCCACGCCCAGCAGGTTGATGCTGTCCTCGTAGATCTCCAGGTTGATGTAGGCCGCAGGCTGTTTGTTGCTCATAATGTTCCTCCTTTAGTAGTAGCCAACCCCGGCAAAATCCAAGCCGTTTGGGATTTTGCCATGTGGGGCAGAGCCGAATTATTACGCGGCCAAGTTGAGAGTATTGGTCAGATAGTCAGCATCGAACTCCAGCGTGAAACGGATCTCCTGCGCCGGAACAGGCGGGGTCAGATAGCTGTCTCTTATACACATCTGACGCTGCCGACGATCTACTGTGTAGATCTCGGTGGTCGCCGTATCATTAAAAAAAAAAGAGTCAAATGGATGCACTAAAGATACAGAAGAAACAAGCA